GACAGGAAGTTCTGCGGTATCTGCGATCCATTACTATTGAAATGGTTAATGGGCCTAATGTGACTACAGAAGAGTTGCGGCATATAGAAGGTCAGCGATATATCGTTGGTCTCATTGAGCAGCGCATCTCACATTCGCATAGGAGTAAAAACAAATGAACGAGACAGTAGCCGAAGCAACAGCCGAAGCAGCTACAGAAGCGCCAACAGAAGAGCGTGATTTTGTTGTAGCAGAGGACAGTCAGCCACAACGACCTGAGTGGTTGCCCGAAAAATACAACACAGGCGAGGACTTAGCTAAAGCATATAAGGAGCTAGAGTCAAAGCTTGGCACAAAAGAAGAGGATATTCGCTCTAAAATAATTGAGGAAATCCAGACCGAAGCCTTTAGTGAGCGACCAGAATCGTCAGGTGACTACCAACTGCCAGACATTGTGAACGAAGAGATGGCGGTTGATAACGAGTTGTTGAAGTGGTGGGCCGATCATTCATATGAGAATGGTTTTTCTCAAGAAGAGTTCAACAAAGGGATTGAGATGTATGCTCAGGCTGTTGGCGGTCAAGAGCCTGACCTTGATGCAGAAGCAGCAAAGCTTGGCGATAATGCAAATGATCGCATACAAGCTGCGTCTATGTTCGCAAACAAGTTCTTTCCAGAGCAAGCAATCCCTGCGGTAGAGCGTATGTGCGAAAGCCACGAAGGAATCCTTGCCCTTGAAGCTGTAATGGAAGCAATGAAGGATGGATCGTTTACGGCAGAAACGCAGCCGAGCGCAGGGCAAAGTGAGGCCGATCTAAGGGAGATGATGAATGACCCAAGGTACTATAAAGACCGCGACCCTCACTTTGTCAAACAAGTTACCGAAGGGTTCCAAGCGCTCTACAGAGGTTAAGATTCTAAAAAGGGGGCGTTATTACATGACCCCCTTTACGCTAGGTCAACTTGATGAAGTCGTTAATAATCTGAGCGACGAAAACAAACATGAGCTTGCTCTGCTTGGACATACAGACTTAGAGCAAGCTATTATTGAAATGTATGAAACATCCGAGTGCTACCTTGTCAGGGCAGAGGGCGAAAGCTTTATAGCTGTTGGCGGTCTGTTCTATTCTGACGATCAGCAATATCCGCAAATGTTCTGTATGTTTTCAGATAAGATTAAGGAAAACTTTACCCTGCTTGCGCGTGGATCAAAGATGCTTGTTAATTTCTTTGACCAGACGCAAGAAGGAATGACCATGACAATACTTGCTGAGTACGACTCAATGGTTCAGTGGGCAACTTGGCTAGGCTTTGAACCAGTGGGTATTACTGAGTCTGGCAAAAACAAGTATGTTGAATTTGTGCGTTGCAATCCTGCAAAAAAAAATGTTTACGATAGCCCATTACGGCCCATAATGCACTGAAAGGCCCGAAAGGATACCCTTATTGAAGTGCGAGAGTGGACACCCGTTGTAAACCGTAACTTCAATTAGGACTGTGAAAATGGCTAATACAATTGACCAAGCCTTTATCAAGCAGTTTGAAACCGAAGTTCACATGGCGTATCAGCGTATGGGTTCTAAACTACGGAACACTGTTCGCTCTACGAATGTGACTGGTTCAACTGCTCGTTTCCAAGTAATCGGAAAAGGCACAGCCAATACGAAATCTCGTAACGGCAACGTAACCCCAATGGAATTGGCGCATACAAACGTCGAAGTCACTATGGCTGACTACTATGCACCAGAGTACATTGATAAACTGGACGAGTTGAAAATCAACATCAACGAGCGTCAAGCTGTAGCTCAATCTGCTGCTGCTGCGCTTGGTCGTAAGACAGATGAGATTCTAACAACTGCTCTCGACGCAGGTGCTAACTCAACTCAGATTCACGACACTGGCTCTGCTTTGGCAAAAGCTGACCTGCTTTCTCTCTTCGAGACTGTAGGCAATGCTGATATGCCAGAGGACGGACAACGCTTCTTGGCAATGTCTCCTGCAGGATTTGCTGATCTGTATAACATCACAGAGTTTGCATCTTCTGATTTCGTTGGCGATCAAAACCTACCCTTCGCAGGTGGCATCACCATGAAAGAGTTCTTGGGCTTTAAAATCTTCTCAACGTCTGCGGTTGCAGGTGGCAAAAACTTTGCTTACCACACAAACGCTGTTGGCCTTGGCATCAACTCTGATGTTCAAACTGAGGTCAACTATGTTGCAGAAAAAGTCTCACACCTCGCAACCTCTATGATGTCAATGGGTGCTGTCGTTATTGACGACGATGGCGTCTATGAAGTCCTAGACAATAACTAAGGAGAGTAGAACATGGCTTATGCAGCAAGTGGACTAGCTCGAATTGGTGGTGACTCAAACGGAAGTTTGTGGATGTATTCAACCGCAGACGCAATCGCAACCGTAAATACATCAGGTTATTTTAACGATGCAGCAAGTATGCTTGCTGTTCGTGACTTGATTATTGTTTGTGACACAAACACACCAACAACCAACTTTGTTAATGTTCTCTCGAACACTGGCACTGTAGTCGATGTTTCAGACGGCACTGCCGTTGTTGAAACAGACGGCGATTAATAAAGGGATGGGGGCTTCGGCCCCCATACTGCCATGCCAGATTATGCAAACACACCGATTAAGATTTGCTCACGCGCATCATTGCTCATAGGCGGTGATGCGATTCAATCATTTACGGATGGGACTGCTGAGTCTTCTGTCGCAGATGCGATCTATGAAGATATAGCGCGGTCTTCTCTGACAAACACACGATGGAGGTTTGCATCTAATCAGGCACAGCTAACTAGAATAGTAGCTGCACCAACAGGACGTTGGGATGCAGCATATCAAATACCGTCCACATCATTAATGGTGAGCGCGGTAACTGTGGAAGAGCAAGCTATTGCTTATGATACATATGGCGATAAGGTTTATTGCGATGCGGTATCTACAGATGAAGTTATTGCTGACTTTATCTTTAGAGCAGATGAAGCCGACTGGCCCCCTTACTTTACTCTTGCTGTTGAGTTTGCTGTTGCTAGCGTCTTTGCAATATCTCTAGCAAGAGATGCGCAGCTAGGCACTGCAATGGAGAACAGGGCAGAGCGTCAGTTCATCAAAGCTCGCAGACTAGATTCGCAAGCACAGACAACACGCAAGCTAAACACTTCGAGGTTCATTGCTGAAAGGCGCAGCTAATGCAGAAGATCAGAGTACCAGTTAGCAGCTTTCAGTATGGTGAAGTAAGTGACTCCCTCATTATGAGGACTGATACGGCTGTATATACTGCATCAGCGCAAAGGCTTGAAAACATGGTGGTTATGGCAGAGGGTTCTGTCAAAAAGCGCTATGGCATGAAGCATATCTACGATTACAGCATTACCTATAGCTCAAGCAATCCAGAGCAATCTCACCTTTATCCGTTTATCTTCGATGAAAACGAAGAATACATCATTTCGATAGAACACCAGAAAGTAAGATGCTTTCGACTGATAGATGGCTCAGATACGGTTTCTCTTGTTGCAACAATCACAGCAGATACAAGCAGCGCTGCGCTTCCTTTCGATCAAGCCTATCTAAAAGAATACACTACAGCGCAGTATGGCGATGTAATGTTTGTCTCGCATCCTCTTTTCGCACCAAGGATGATAACGCGCACAAGCTTAACAAGCTTTGAGGTATCAACCTATAGTTTCGATCAAAGGGCCGATAACAAGAAAACATATCAGCCTTATTCTAAGTTTCAGGCTCACGGTGTTACACTTGACCCATCAGCTACAAGTGGCAACGGAATAACACTTACAACAAGCGCAGCCTATTGGGACATAACTGGCTCTCAGAGTGGCGGCAACTACCCTAGCTCACTTCATATTGGCACAACTGTCCGCTATGGCGGCAATGAGATTGATATAACAAGTGTGCAGTCTGCAACTCAGGCAACAGGCAATGTGGTTGATTCGCTAAAGGTTAGGCTTTCCGTTCTAAATCCACTAAGGACAATTGATGGCAGCACCACAGTAGAGGTGACTCATGTTGCGCATGGCTTTGGTGGGGGCGAAGCAATCACCATATCAGAAGCCTCTGCCACAGGCGGCATTAATGCAGGAAATCTAAATGGTAGCCGAACCGTTGGAACAATCATTGACGAGAACACATACACCATAACCGCAGGGGGTAGTGCATCAAGCGCAGAAGACGGTGGCGGCTTTGTAAAAGTTACTACCCATGCGCCAACAGCAGATTGGGACGAACAGTCTTGGTCAGCTAAGAGGGGCTATCCTGCGGCGGTGGAGTTCCATGAGAATCGTCTTTGTTTTGGAGGAACAATAGCAGAGCCAGACAATATCTGGATGTCTCAGCTTGGTGAGTTCTTTAACTTTGATGTAAGCGATGCAGAAGATACAGATTCTATCTCTATGGTTGCTGCAACAGGTGATGTTAATGAAATAAGGTATCTTGTTTCAAACAGGGACTTGCAGGTCTTCACCGCATCTAATGAGCTTTACATTCCGACCTACCTAAACCAAGCAATCACGCCAACCAATGCTCAGATACGGAAGCAAACGCCATATGGTGTAGAACACGTTGAGCCTATGTCGATAGATGGCGCTACGATCTTTGTGCAGAATAATGGTAAAATTATTCGGGAGTATATCTACACCGACACAGAAGAAGCTTACACCGCTACATCTGTTTCTACGATTGCATCTCATTTAATTGACAGCCCAAAGTATTTATCTGTTGTGCATAGTGGATTTGGCTTGCCAGATTCTTATGCGGCTTTAACTCTTTCCAATGGAGACATGGCCTTGTTTTCATCTAACAGGGCAGAAAAAAGAGCATCATGGTCAAGGGCCACAACAAATGGGAACTTTGGTTCGGTCTGCTCAATAGAAGACAGGCTCTTTGTTAATGCTTATGATTCAGAAAACAAACTACAGCTTTGTGAGTTTAGGGGCGACATTGGCTTAGACTTCTATCTTTATGGGGCTATAGGATCGAATGTAGTCGATGTAAGCGCCTTGTATAATCATAATGATGTTGTTGATGTCATTGCAACAGACGGAACTACGCTGTCATCATTAGGCCAATTTACTGTAAACAGCAGCAATCAGGTTGATATGTCAGCCCACTCTGGCTCTGGATACACGCATATCTATGCAGGGAAAAAGTTTACCGCAAAGATTGTTACCAATCCGATTGATGTCTCAGCAGGTAATGGCCCAACCACAGGCGAGATTCGCGGCATAACAAATGTTGTTGTTGATATGAAAAACACCAGATCGGCTAAGATAAACAGTAGGCCATTGGTCACGACAAGCGGCTTTACTGGTAAAAAAGAATTTAGGTTACTAGGTTATGATCGAAATCCACAGGTAACTATTGAGCAGGATCACCCCCTTGATATGCAGATCAATGGGCTAATAGCGGAGCTAATAATCTAATGGCACTACAGTTGATCGCAGCAGGTATTAGTGCAATCGGTCAGGTTGCAGCAGGGCAAGCAGAAAAAGAAGCTGCTGATTTAGATGCGTTTCAGATTAGAACCGACAAGGTGATGAATAAGACGCAAGCCTTGCAGATGTCCAGAGCGCGTAGGGAGGAATACGACTCAGCAACAGCCGCAAACATAGGTGCTTTTTACGCAGCAGGTCGGGATGTAGATTCGGATAGAAGTGTGCAAGCCTTTCTTAAAAAACAAAAAGAAGTTGCAGGGGAAGACATTGGCCGTATTGCTATGCAAGAAAGTATGCAGGGCATAAAGGCAGAGTTAGCTGCTATGGCTGAAAGACGGCGTGGTCGCAATGCTTTAACTGCATCTTTGTTTAGCGCAGCAGGTACTATGGCAGAGGGTATTCACCGATACTCCTCAACAAAGACATAATAAGGGGCTAAATCATGGCTGTAATTAGGCAGAAAACACAAGTGTTCAATCAGCCAGTAGGTGTTGTTAGAACTGACGCAGGAGCAGGGCAAATAGGCCGAGCAATTAGCAGTGCTGCTTCAAGGATTTCTGATCTAGCTTATAGGGATGCTGTAATAAATGCCGAGAAAGCAGGTCAGCAAGCAGCCAAAGCACAACCTTCAAGCAGGATTGTATCAATAGACCCAGATACCAATATGCCTGTTGCTTATGATCCACCTGCAGGTTTTGGTTCTATTGCCTCTAGGTCATATCAGAACATGATAGATCGAAGGTTTGAAGAATCTATCCTTAATGAGTTTGCCACTAAGGGTGCCGAGTTTGCTGCAAGCTCGACTACTGCTGCGCAATACAAAACTCGCATGACGAACTATATACAAGAAATGTATAGCTCAGAGGGCGAGGCAACCCCTTACAGCAGATATATTGGCGAGGCAGGGAAAGAGTACGTTGCAAGCACATACGCCACCCTAGCTAAGAAAGAAGCCGAAGCTGCTAAGAAAGCGCTGCAAAGACAGCAGCTACTAGGTGGGTATGGTGACGAGCAAAAGCTTGCAAGCCTTGTTGCTGCAGGGGCAGACAGCGAACAAATATCAGCATTAGCAGATTCCCTTCGCGCTAGGTATTTAGACCTGCTCAACACCGAGGGCATAACATTCTCAGCATGGTCAGCAGCAAATGACCGCGTTAGTGGGCTTCAAGGCTTGTCTGCAAATAATGCTCTTGTGGATATATACTCTAGGCTTTCAGCGTCAGAGCAGTCTTTGTTTAAGCTTGGGCTTACTGATCCAAAGATTATGGCGCAACTTTCTAATAAGTTAGAAATTCCTGACTTGGAAGCACTAGCTATAGCCGCAAAGACACAAACAAACGTACCTACGCTCATTGCCGCTTTAGATTCTTTTGCTTCTATTGGCGAAGATTATGTTGAAAGCGAAGTTAATAATATTGTTTCTGAGCTTGGGCCAACTTTAACAGCATCAGCCGGAAGCATTAGCAGTGTTTTTCAAAAGGTTGACGCAATTGAAAACCTAGATATTAGAAGAGAAGTTAAAAAAGAACTTGCAGCAAATTGGGTTGAAAAGAGCTTAGACGCAATAGGGAAAAAAGCTTCTGACATAGACATTATTTCAGAAGCCTTGCAGAACTCAGCATCACCAGATTACAAAGCAATAGAAGATTTGATTGGTTTTGAAAATTCGCTTGTAGTAAAAATAATTCAAGGCATGACCCCAGACGAAAGGTCTGATCTTGCAACTGAAATAAGCGACAGACGAGCCGCGCTAAACAGGATGGAAAATGTTGCTGACCTTGAGAAAGAAAACAAGATAAGGCAACAGCTAACAGATTTTGCAGAAGCTGTTGACTTAAATGACGCTTATAAAAGAGCAATCACTGGCATAGAGACTTCTAATTTAGACGAACAGACTCAGCAAACATTAATAACAAGAGCTAAAGAGAACTACGCACAGGAATCAAGGTCAAGAGCAGACAGAATACTGCTTTCAACAGCCGAGCTTCAAGAGTTAAGCGATGCTGTAAAGCAACCATCGGTAGACTTAGGGGGCAACGCTCTTGAGGCATGGATGCTTCTTCGCCCTGCATATGATTCTGCCCCTGCAAGCACAGAAGCATATTTATCAAGAAGGCTTAAAGCATCTACAAACCAAAACAACAGATACTTAAGCGGCGTTAGAATGGATGCTATTGAGGGCAATCTTTCAACAGCAAGCGAAGACGATCTAGCTTTTTATGACAAGCAGTTGTTTGGCAATGTAACTGTTACAGCAGCCAATATGTTTGAGTTTCCTAAGATTGTAGAAGCTCTCAACAAAGGGGTGATTCTGCCATCTGTAAAGACAGCAATGGAATCTGCGCTAACGTCAAATGATGAAGCAGCATTTAACACTGCGATCCAAACATTTGAAAGGTTCTCTAATCTTGAGGCGGTCACGGAGGATGGTCGTCGCACAGACTTAGACATAATGCGGAAGTCTTTAAGCCCAGAAGCTTATGCTTTGTATTCTGCAATAAGCAACTCTGCGCGTGATGAAGGCGTTGAACCGTTATCTATTGCGCTTGAGTTTAGGAACTATGAAGGTAACATTGACGCTGATATAAAGTTAGACCTTGAGCTTTCAGAAAACGCAAACATTAGGAGAGCTTTGGACGCTTACCCAATGAGCGACAACTATAGAAAAGAAATTCTATCAATGCTTCGCTTGCAAAAGGTTAGAGGTAATAAAATTACTGATGACTCAATATCTTCTATTATAGATAATTACACATCTAAGATGGCAACAGACCCAAATGTTATTGGGCCATACATCGGTGATAGTGCTGTCTACGCTAGAAATATATACATAACAGATTCCGAAGTCATAGAGAACAGAGAGCAACTAACAGACGCGCTTGCTGATTCAGGAATGTTCGATGACCTTCTTAGAGGCGACAATGTATTAGATTCAGCAGTTGCAGGTTTTCTTAATGCGATTGGTGGCAATGCTGTTGTCGCAACCCAGTCTGTTATTCAGCAGTTTACAACGGGTGTAGGTGCTAGCGAAACTCTAAGCGACAGAAACAGAATAAGACAAGGGCTTGCAGCTTTAAACATAGAGCTAACTTACAAGCCAGTTGTTTCTTCTTTCAATCAGGGCGTTCCAATGTATGAAGTTGGATATATAAATGATTATGGTGGGTTTGAGCCAATTATAATTAATGACACTCCTTGGACATTATCAAAGAAAGTAGATGTGGTTGCGAAAAAAGGTGAAATGAGACTGCAAGCTTTAAATATGTTCCAAAGCGCTGTTAAGGCTGACGCTCCATTGGGAGACAAAGCTATTGCTGAGATTAATTACTTGGCAACATTAGAGCATATAACGGAAGATCAGTTTATATCTAGCGCTACAAAAATGAGACAGTGGGGCAGAATATTTAATGATGACGATATGGCTTTAAATATTTTCAGGGAAAAACGAAAGCTGTACGATGGTCTTTCTGACCCTCTGCAAATCACAATAACAGAAGGCGCTGAGTCAGAAGAATGAAGTTAGTTATTCCAGAAGCAGAGCCGTTTCTTATTGGCAGACAGCCAATGCAATCTACAGTTCCGTCCATAGGGCAGACAGGTAATGCTCAATACGGAAGGCTGTTTAACCCAATAAAGAATCAGCTTAACTTCTACTCAAATGTTTCAACATACGATCCAGAATCAATAGATCGTGTTGAAACAATGATAGAAATGCAAGGGTTTAACGAAGAGGATGCTCGGTATCTTCGCTTGTTTGGCATTGGCTCTCAGGATAACTTTAACGCTGCATTAAAGTTTATTGAAAACAGGCGGCAAAACTATGATGTTCTTAATCGCTCTACTGGTCTTAATTTATTTGTAACCGATCCAAGCCTCCACGCATCTATCGTTATTCCATACGCAGGTGTTAATGCTTCTATGCGTCTTGGCAAAAGCCTTAATGCTTTAGGCGCAACGAGTGGACTAAGGCAATATGTCCGAGCAAAAAATCTAATGCGAGGCAAAGACCTTACAGCTAAAGACATTTCTAAAATTGGCGCTCTGGATGCAGCAATCGTAGACGGCAGCATAACGCTCACTGAGGCGCTTACTGAGATTAGCGAGGGGGAAGACCCTGCAACTGAGTTAGGCAACGCAGCGCTCTATACAATGGGTACTACGGCTGTTGGTGGGCTTCTTGGATATGGTATTGGCACAGCACTAAACAGACCGCTTGCTGCACAGGCTCGACAGGCAACCTTTGGGCGCAGATATAAAGAATACTTAAACAGTGTGTCAGACAAACCTGCTGAAAGGGGCGAAGACTTATCGTTCACAGGGAAGTGGTTTACTGAATCTTGGTTTATGAAAGCGGTTCCAACACCTTTACGCGCAACAATCCAAGACAAGTCTTTGCCAGAGTGGGCTAAGATGGATATGTTAATGATGGGCGGCGACAACGGTATGCCGCTTGTTATGAACCAACTAGGGAAGAGTGTAGGCAGTTCTGCCTTTACTGAATCGGCAAGAAGACAGGGCGATTGGTTCAAAGCGCTTGATGTTATTAATCAGAATTATCGTGAAGTAAGCCCTAGAGGAAACGCTGAGTTCTTCAATATTCCTGTTGGCGAATATGTAGAGCGAGTTCGGCGCAAGTTGGGAAAAGAAAGTTTTGCCCCTGATGAATGGTACAATCACATTGGGCGGCTAATGGTTGATGAAGTGCCATACGATAAGATGACACCACAGGAAGCTGCATCTGTTCAAGCTGCGCGTGGCTTCTTTGAGCAGTATGGAAAAGAGCTAGAAGACCTTGGCTTAATTAATGCCAAAGACCTTTATGAAGACAGCTATTTAAAAAATGTTGGTCGGCAAATGGAGCTTCAAAGCGTCACCAGAAGCATCATTGAACAGAACAAAAAATGGATGAAGCCACAGCAAGAAAGGCTTTCAACAGATATAGAAAGAATAACCAACAAGCTAAGGCAGTTAGAAAAAACTGCTGCGGCTAGAGGCTTAACAGACAAACAGGTTCAATTCAAAGCTGACTTGGAGAAAGACCTTGTTGGAAAGCAGGATTTAATAGCTTTATTTGATGATGCGTTTGAAAGAATACAAAGCGCTAAGTCAATTGAAGAGCTAGCAGGTTTATATAATAAGTTAAACCTTACAACAAAGATGGCTAATGCTTTGGAAAAAAACGCAAAAGCTATGAGGGAAACCAAAGCTAGAATTGATAACGCTATGGATATGATGGCTGAAATGCCAACAACCAAATCGCCCAACAACTATCTTATGCGTATCTTTAACCGCCGCAAGATTGAGTCAGATCGGGCAGGTTTGAAGAATATCCTAATGAAGTGGTATCGTGAGAACCCACATATTATTTCCAAGGGTGATGATGGCCTGTTTAAGAGGCAGGAAATGGCAACTGACCCTGTTTCTCTTGAGCGCAGGGCAGACGAAACTATAGATAATATTCTTGGGGAAACCGATGAAGATGCAGTGGATGCAATCTTCACTGGTTTTGGTCGTAGCGGCCCACTTGTATCTCGCCGCCTTAATATCCCAAATCACCTTATTAAAGATTATATCGTGACTGACATTAAGGAAGTTATGATAGCCTACACCAACCGTGTTGGGCCGCGCATAGAATACCACAAGCGCTTTCGTGACCCAGAAACAAATCAGCTTATGTCGCTAGAAGCTAGGGTCGATTATTATAGGTCTAGGCTAATAAAGGATGGCGTTGACGAGAAAACAATAAACAAATTTATCAAGAACTTTGTTGCTGTTTACGATCAGGTTGTTGGAACAACGCTCAAGCGACCTGACGCCATAGACACAAAGGTAGCTGACTTTCTTAGGACAGCAACAAGTTGGACATTCCTTGGCGGCTCTGGTTTAGCGGCTATTGGCGATACAGCTTCTATATTTATGGATCACGAACTTAACGCTATTGGTAAGTCATTGCTTGGGACAATGGACGATATATCCCTTAAGATGTCGAAGAGAGAGCTAAACCTTGCAGGGGAAGCATTAGAGATTACTCGCGGCATAACCCACCTGCGATATATGGAAAGCCTTACAAACGATGTGTTTAGCAAAACTATACCTGATAAGCTAAACAATGCTTTCTATATGATGAACCTTTTGGCTCCCGTAACTGTAGCTATCAAAACCTTTGACGGCTTGGTTCGAGGTCACACTATAATTGACTCAGCAATTAAGTTGGGAACTGGCAAAGCTAGCAAGTTTGAGAAGGAGTTCTTAGCTAGATACAATATCACCCCAGAGCTTGCCAAAAAAATAGCAGACTCACCATATGAAAAAAGCCAAGGCAATTTGTATTTACCAAATACAGAAGCATGGACAGACGAAGCTGCGGTCAAAGCCTTTAGAAATGCTTTATCGTCTGGCGTTATGAACAGAGTTATTATGGGTACACCTGCTGATAAGCCTATTGTTATGGGCGGCGTAGCATATATCCCAGATCACCTTGCTAAGCTACTCCCCTTCAAGACCACTGCTGACCCTAGAGTCAAAGGTTATCAAAGAGTAGAAAGCGGTCTGCTTGCTTTGCCGTTTACTTTCTATAGCTACACAATGGGTGCTTTCAGCAAGATAACTGCAAATCACGCCTCTGGTGCAGTACGCAATCGGTTGGCTCATGTGGCTGTCGCTATGGGTCTTGGATATATGATTGTAAATACTCGTACCCCTAATTGGGCTTGGGACAAGATGGACATGGAAGACAAGATTATGAGGTCTTTTGACTTCTCAGGTCTTGCCGCTATTTACAGCGACATGGTTTATCGTGGCATAGCAATGGCTAGCGAGATGGGTGTCGAGAATAACTTTCCGATTCAGCCAAAGTTCCAAGCACCACCAGATAAGATCGGTGCATTGGTTTCATTAGGTGGCGCACCTGCTGATTGGAGCTATGAGGTTCTAAGCTCTATTGGGCAAATGCTTTCTGGTGATGTTCAGGACGGCGCTAAAGGCTTGATCCGTATGACCCCTCTTATAGAGACAATAGCAACTGGCGATATAATAAAAGATACAGCAAAAGATCTGACTGGTTATTTGCCGAACCGACAGTAATTTGTCCTAGTTTATTTGTGCGTTGCTCTTCTTTGTCTTGTTGTGGGAAAACAGTTCAAAGAGGTGACGTATGACCATTAATGCAGCAAGTAACAATCCGCGAGTTGAATACACTGTTGGACAAGGAGTCGAGCAGAAAGTATTTACAATTCCGTTTGAGTTTTTTGAAGACCCAGAAGTTAAACTGTATGTCGATGGCGCTTTAAAGACGCAGGGTTCTGGCGATGGCAAGTACACTGTAACAGGCGGTGAAGGTTCTACTGGTACAGCTACATTTAACACTGTGTCCTCTGGCACACAGCCAGTAACAGGCGCAACAGGTGGCAGCACAGTAATTATTGTCAGAGACATTCCGATTGAGCGTGTTACGGACTTCTCTGCAGGAGCAGATATTAACCGAGCAGCGCTCAACACTCAGCTAGATACGCTGACAGCACTTGTCTCAGATGCAGATACCAACATCACGCGATCATTGACCGCACCAGTTACAGATGCAAACATTGATATGGCTTTACCTGCAAAGGATACCAGAAAGGGGCGTGTTTTAGCTTTTAACGCTTCGACTGGAAACCCAGAGCAAGGGCCAGAGATTGCTGATGTTACTACTCTTGCTGCTGTTACTGCTGATATAGCAACGCTAGCTGATATTGAAGATGGGACAGATGCAACAGATGCTATTCAAACCGTAGCAGGTATTTCTGCTAATGTTACAACGGTTGCAGGTATTAGCGCTAATGTAACAAGCGTTGCAGCAAAGGCTTCATTAATAACTAGCGACTTTGTTAGCGACCTTAATACGCTAGCTACATCTGCAATCGTTGAAGACCTCGACATTTTAGCTACATCCGATATTGTTAGCGATCTAAACCAACTTGCAACAACTGATTTTGTAAGTGACCTTAATGCCGTTGAGGGCATTAAAACAGATGTAAGTACTGTTGCTAGCAATATTTCAAACGTAAGTAGCTTTGCTAATCGCTACAGAATAGCATCAAGCGATCCATCATCTAGCCTTGATGCAGGTGATCTAGTTTACAATACTACATCCAATGTTCTTAAGTATTATAACGGATCGTCTTGGGAAACAGTTCAGCTAACAAGCGGCATATCAAGTGGCAATGTAGCTACCTTTGCAAGCGGTGTAGCCGATAATGACTTTCTAAGGATAGACGGTACAAGCGTTGAGGGGCGTAGCGCATCTGAGGTTCTTTCAGACATAGGCGCTCAAGCCGCGCTAACCTTTGGTATCTCAAATACAAACGCAGTTAAGATTGATAGCAGTTCAGTAGCTGATGATGAGTACGCAAGATTCACAGCAAACGGTTTAGAAAGCAGAAGTACTAGTGAAGTTCTTTCAGACATTGGTGCGACAACAGCAACAGCCGCAGCAGATGAGGCTACAGCATTGGCGATTGCGTTAGGATAGGGCATGGCAAATACATTCAAAGCAATAACAAAGGCAGGGGTCACATCCCTAGATACAATCTATACTGTGGCAGGTTCAACGACTACTGTTGTTCTTGGTTTAGTCTTAGGCAACACAACAGGCTCAAGCGTAACAGCAACGGTTACTCTGTCAAGCGATACAGCCAATCGTGCAGGGGCTAACAATGAAGCCAACCAAGACGTTGAGATTATTACCAATGCACCAATACCAAGCGCATCTTCTCTTTCAGTCCTAGACGGTAAAATAATCATGGAAGCCACAGACGAACTAAAGGTGTCTGCATCTGGCGCAACTGATGTCATCCTCTCTGTTATGGAGCAAACATAATGGTAGGGTATATTGGTTCAAAAGCAGCCGTCACGCAGGTTGATGGATACAGCAAGTCAGAGGCTGATGATCGTTACGTCGAAGGTGACGATACTCTGTATGTTGACCAGACGAATAACCGAGTTGGCATCGGGACAATTTTTCCAGCTGCAACTTTAGATGTTTCGGATTCTACGGTTTCAACAATACGTTCAACATCTGGTTCTTACAATTTAACAGGTTATCAATATGCAAGTGGTTTTGCTTATTTACTAACAAATGGGCAACTTGAAATCGGTACAATTGGGGCAAATATTCTTGCTTTAAAAACTAACAACACAGAACGTATGCGCATCGACAGCAATGGTCGTTTGCTTTTACGAAAAACTTCTGGTGTAACTACTGATTCTTGTATTGAGATGGAACGCGATATGAGTAGTGGTGTTGCTATGGAGATAAACAATACCGCATCGTTAGGTACTCATAATGCTGTTCACTTTCGTTATGGCGGGTCTGTTGTTGGTAAAATAACAGTCGGCACATCTTCTACTGGTTACGTTACATCTTCTGACCATCGCCTTAAAGAAAACGTAACAGGCATTTCTGATGGCATCACAAGGGTTAAGCAACTAGCACCGAAACGGTTTAACTTTATTGCTGATGCTGACACAACCGTTGATGGTTTCCTTGCCCATGAGGCACAGGCCGTCGTGCCAGAAGCGGTGACAGGTACGCACAATGAGGTTGATGCAGATGGTAATGCGGTCATGCAAGGCATTGACCAAGGCAAGCTAGTGCCTTTGCTAACGGCTGCACTTCAAGAGGCAATTACAAAAATAGAAACTCTCGAAACAAAAGTCGCAGCTTTGGAGGCAGGGTAATGTCAGGATATATAGGCACAACACCAGTCCCACAGGCCAGTCAGACAAGGGATGTCTTTACTGCCACGGCAGGGCAGACAACCTTTGCAACAACAGGCTACACTCCGTCTTTCCTAGATGTCTATGTGAACGGTGTGCATCTGAAAAACGGCACTGACTATACAGCAAGCAATGGCTCAGATGTGGTTATGGCTTCTGGTCTAACTGTTGGTGATTACGTCGAGGTTGTTGCCTTTACGACATTTGAAAGCGGATCGTCGGGCGGTGGTTACTATAAGGGTGAACGTGGAACAGTCGGCCCGACCACAGGCGCAGGAGACATCTTCCGCATTAACGAGCAAACCCTAAATACAAACGTCACCATAGACGCAGATGAAAACGCCACAGCAGTAGGGCCGATAACCGTTGCAAGTGGGGTTACACTGACCGTCACATCAGGGGGGAACTTGTCCATTGTCTGAGATTAGAGCAACAACAATTAGTGACGAGACAGGTAACGGCCCTATTGCTTTGACTAAGCAAAGTGCTGCTAAGGCTTATTTTAGTAGTTCAACAGAAGGTACTGCCGATAAAAGCCTTAACATTTCCTCTGGTACGGATAATGGGTCGGGAGATGGCACATACAGTTTTGTCACTAGCTTTTCCGATACACAGTATGCAGTCCTTAGTGGGAACGCTTACAGGCGTTTAGAGTATCACGATGGTATAAATACTGGTAGTATTAGGTACATTACCGTTGACCCAAATGCGTCTCAAACAAATCTTGTTGGGTATGCCGAAGATAGTGGTTTATCGGTAGGAATGTTAGGAGACTTAGCATGAGTACAATCATAGTCACCAACATCAAAGCCACAGGTGAAACAGCTAGTCGTGCAGTGTCAGGGGTTGCTGCGGCTTGGGTTAATTTCAATGGGACAGGGACGGTTGCAGTTCGTGATAGCAACGGAAACATAAGTTCGATTTCAGATAATGGCACTGGTGATTACACTTCTAATTTTACCTCTGGTTTTTCAGCAGTTGATTATGCAGGAACAACAAGTAGTTCATGGGACACTGTGACAAGCGGAGTTATAAATTTCAACAGGGCTGTCGGTAGTTCTGGGTATAGCACGACATCTCTTTTTAGGATGCAAAATGTAGTGGTAGACAGCACCACAAACAGAACCGGCTTAGATGTAGACTATCTATATGCCGTATTCCACGGAGACTTAGCATGAGTACACTAAACGTTTCCAACATCACGGATGGCACAACAACAGTCGGCACAAGCTATGTGGTCAATGGGTCGGCTAAGGCTTGGGTGAATAGTACACAAGTCGGAACTCATACTGCTCGTGACAGCTTAAATGTTTCGAGTTTAACGGATTTGGGTACGGGTAGAACAGAAATAACTTTTTCATCAGCAATGAACAACGATGATTGGGCGGGTAGTTTTTATACAACTGCAAGCTCCCTCGAAACATCAATTAACTTTGCTAATGATTATGCTGGTGGGTTTGGAGACAAAACTACAACAACTGTTAGAACTTATTCTTATACGGCTTCTGCGGCAGTAGATAGTGCAATACATGATGTAATAATTTTTGGAGACCTAGCATGACCAAGCATCTCTGGGAACGCCTACTAGAAGCCAAGTCACGGCTAGACCCAGTGCAGTCTAAGTATCGTGTGGTCTTTGAAGACCCTGCCACACCAGACGAACCTGCCAAGGTTCTTGTCCCTGATCCCAACTGGATGGCTGCGGCACTGGCTGGCGACATCTTACCACCTATCGACACCTATCAACGTGACCGTGATGTGCCTGATGGACAGCCAAAAGAACACCCATATGCAGAACCCATTGGCCCTATGACAGAAGAAGAAGCCATTGAGTATCTCATAATGAAAGACATCTGCCCCTCTGTGTGGCGAGATTACAAAGGCAACAGAACGATAATGCGGATCGTTCCTGTTGAACTAATACCAACCGACCGCAGCTTTAGAAATGCTTGGAGATTAGCAGCATGACCACAACGTACATAAACATAAACGGAGATGTTCGTGATGCGGCATCTCTTACAGTTCCAACTGACCGTACCTTTCGGAGCGCTTGGGCTTTCAATGAAGCAGTCATTGAGGTTGACATGGCGAAGGCCAGAGACATCCACAAGGACAACCTTCGTGCAGAACGCAAGCCACGTTTGGAAGCACTGGATGTAGACTACATGAAGGCTCTGGAAGCGGGGTCAGGCGCAGATGCTATTGCCACACAGAAGGCAACCC